TCTGGTGATGTTGGTAGTAGTGGTAGTATTTGACTGCATACTGCCTTGTGTAAAGTTAGGAGTAACAGTCTGACCAAAAGCTACTGCTGGCGTAAAAATGAGAAGTGTTAGTAGGTGTTTCATTCTTTCTTTTCACGGGTAATAGAGAACGTTGCCAACGTGCCACTAAGGATAGAAGCGACGTAAGTTGGGTCCATCTTTTCCATCCATCCAGCGTATGATGCCGTCAGGAGTCCTGCGGACCAGATGAGGACGAGGAATTTGATGAATCCTTCTTTTTTGTTATCTTTGTCCATGCAGTTTTAATAATAGGTTTTGCTATAGAAACAATGTGTTTAAAAACTGCAGTAGCTGTAAGGGTGGCTGCAACAGAGACAGTCGCTGTACTTACGGCAGTGACCAGAATTTCTTGACTTGGAACTGGAACTTCTTTGTCGATAATCGGTACAGTTACGTAGTCTACTTCCGGTGCTTTAGGTGGACTTTTAGGTGTATTCGGTTGTGTTGTCTGTGGCTGTACTCCCTCCAACGGCTGACCCTTGATCCCAGGAGGCGCTCTAAGGTCGCTAGGAGGCACCACAATGGGCTTGTAACTAGGCACAAGGGCATCTGGTACCTCTAGGATCGGGACGGGCATTCTAGGCGGTTCTGGAAGGGCCATGTAGGGAAGCACAGGAGGCTCCCCCAGGTCCATTAAAGTTTAGGAGCAGGGAACAAACCGTTACGGATAAATTCCACGGCTTTGTCATCAACTTCATTATCAGTTGATTCGACCAGTTTGGTCAGCATATCAACGATAAGCATTTTAACTTTATCAGAGTTCAGAAAGCTGAACAGGATTGGACGGATAAGGGTGATCATAATTAGGAAGCCAGTTCAGGCCAGGGAGTAAGGTGTGCAGCAGGGTTGTCAACGACTTCACCTGCATCATTAGTAATTTTGTTGGGAGCTTTCATCAAAGCTTCCAGTTCTTCAGTTGTAGTAACAGCAGCAATCTCTGCTTCACGTGTACCACACACAGTGCGAACAGCAGTGCGGTAGGTAGACACGTTGCTAGGAATAGCTACATCTGTTTCAGATTTACGAACAACGTACCAATCAGTGTTCTTCAACATTTGACCAGCAGCGGTTTTTTGCTCAGCAGTGAAGTTAGTTTTCAAGCCCTTTTGAATAACTTGATTACCATCAGCATCTAGGACAGGATTGCCATCTTCATCAACCTGAGGCACATCGGCAACAGGTCGTGGGTTACCTGCGCTGTAGTAATACTTAGAGTCAAACGGTGCAGGGTCTGCTTCATAGGTAATACCAAGAGCAGTTTTTTCATCTGCACTGAGTTGCTTAGCCCACAGTTGGGAATAAGACACACCATCAGTGGTTTTAAAGGGACGGCCAACACGCAGCCGCCGTCCATCAAGCATATAAGGCATAATAAATAATTAGTTAATTAACGTGCGGTAGCGGGTGGAGCGTTTTCGCCCCCGAAAGGTGATTCAGCGAAGGCAGCATATACATAAGTAGTTCCACTCTGATTCAAATGGATGCTGCCATCTCTGCACTTAAACCCGTTACTTAAAATATCAATGTCTAAGTCATTGTGTAATTCACCATTAGTGCTATCCGCCATCAAGTACTGGCTAGAAACATTAAAAACATCTCGGGTGGTGTCATAGATAAGCCAGTTCTGAGCAGTGGTCGCACTCTTGATCATCACCCAAGATGGTTTGAAGCCACAAAAGATGAATGCACCATCGAAATCATTTTGATTTCCAGGACCATTGCCCTCGTAGCTGCCAAATGCGGAATAACCAGGGACTGAGTGCCAAGCGTATCCAACATAGGTAGCAGTATTTGTGTTTATATCACCAGCGCCACCGATATGCACAACAGAAGATGTCGGAGCAGTGCTATTCCAAATTGAAGTCGTAGATGTTGCTGCATTGGTAAGATTCAAATAAAGAACTTTTCCTTCGCCAGCGCCGACGTGATATACCTGCCAATTTACAGAGCCATCTCTTCGTTTTACAATTACAAATTCTGGCGCAGCAGTCAATCCGTGCTCTAAAGTGCCGGCGCTTCCTGTGCCCGTATAAGTAAAAATTGAGAACCCAGCATCAGTGTTAGCACTCACGCTGGTATCAATACTGCCGACACCAGTTTTTGACACAGCAGTGCCACCTGCTTTCCAGCACCAGGCAACAGAGTTACCAGAAGGTGCAACGTAAGCAGTTTCAGCTCCAACAGTTGGGGAGTTAAGTGCAAGATTGCCACCCCTAACGCTATCAACGAGCTGGTTCTGATTGCTATTCTCACGGTCCTTAATCCACCAGAGACCGTTGGGAAAGGTTGCCTGAGCAGCTGCTAGCGGACCAGAATCAACAAGAGTTTCACCATCTATTTGAATACCAGCTATGGATCCGCCATAGCTGCCGCCGCCTCCAACAGTCATCTTGGTTAAAGTCCCACTTCCAGTAAATATCTGTTGCCAGCCACCACTAGATCCAGTTGGTAAGGTAAATGTTTGTTCAACACCATCAATAGTAAGAACAACAGTTGCGTCACCATAATAAGCACTTCTAGAAAATGCCATTGATGTTGTGATGTTGATTGGAGTAAATCCTTGCCAAGTAACTACTCCATCAGCTGTGCTTGTTTGAGCTATAGTGCTTGCCGCTGTCCCCGCTGATCCATCAAATGCTTTTTTGTTGTTGTAGTTAATAGCATTGAACCAAGCTCCAGTGCTTGAGGTGTAATAGGTAGACCAGTTACCACCTAGTTCACCAGCACCTACTCCTTGGTCGGGTCCAGCGGTAATCGCCTGGAAATGATCGCTGCCATTCTTAATCGTTGGCTCAGCAAGGTTGTTGGTTTGTAGTGCAGAATATCCTGTTGGTGGGGTGTACTGAAAATCATGCTGTCCAAAATTAAATGTAGCGGTTGCTCCGTAAACACCAGCACTGACCGGTGCATAAGAACCCACAAACGAGGTAAATGCAGCCCCTGTTTTTGTGGCTCCACTGGTGGGATCGCCAGAGTTTTGCCACACTCCATTCTTAGCGAAATATACTGCACCATTATCCATGTCTAGTGCAACACTAATAATGTCACCTGTCGTATAGGTGTTTCCGTACGAAGATTGGGGATTTGCGGAACCTGTTCCTTCTTGTTTCTGCCCATCAGGGCGGTATGTGTATGCACCTGCTCTACTTGCTAGGGAGTCGCGGCTTGAACTAGGAGTAACACCAATGTAAATTCCGTAGTTGGCAATTCCTACGTCATCAACAAATGCTTCCCAGTATAATTTACCGCTAGAAGCACCTTGAGAACCAATAATACCTAAGTAGCCACTGCCATCTGCCCTTCCAACATACTGCAGGTTTGCAGCGGAGATACTAGCTGCGTTGGAGTTAAGGGGATTTATTGTTGAATAATTACCCGTCGGCGTATCTTCATAGTCAATATCGTTGTCAAAGTTGCTGCTGCTGATTGCAGTGGTGTCAAAACCACTTGCGGTGAAGTCGTTGCCGTTGCCACTGTGATCGGCACCAATGCCGCCAGACCCGTTGTAACCAGATGAGTCAAATTTTAGGTGAAAACCATTCGTGCCATAAGTACCTGTGTAATCCTGTGGCACCCATACACCGTCTTTGTTGTATTTGCCAAAGTCATCAGCAGTTAAGTCGCCGTCATCTGAAACAAAATGCCAGGCAGCCATATAACCTTGAAACTGAGGTTGTGGCCACTGGGCATTACCACCAATTCTAAATTTGCCAGAGCTGATTGAAGCACTTATACCCGTAGTGTTTAATGCTTGTGCGCCATTGATATAAATGCGGACTCTATTTGAAGCGGTTGCGCTAAATGTATGGACAATGTGATACCAAGCACTAGCATCTCTTAAAGAATAACCAGAAGAATAACCGTTGTTAGGGTCTCTCAACACGCCTTGATCTGAACCAGCAGCTGAGTTGTGATTTATATAAAGTCCAGGACCACTAGATGCGCCACTTGCTTGCCAGATTGTTCCATCAATAGCTTGGCCTACTTGACCTAACTTCATCCAAAAAGAAACTGTCCATTCTGTAGCAGCAGGATGAGATGACCGTTCAAATCTTTCAGAACCAGAATTAGTAGGAAACCGCAAACTCTGCTCAATAGTGTCGCCAAGGTCTGCAGACGGCCCCTGACCAGCCGCGCCAGCCAAGCCTGAAGTTGCTCCGACAAGAATGCTCATGAGTAGTTGGCAGTAAAGACGCAGTGAATAGAACCAGTGGTGCGAACCACATAATCAATGCGATCCACAGCACCCGTAGCGGTAGACAGCGTTGGAGCAGTGCCACCAGCGAAGTCATACTGATCGCCGTAAGCTAGCGTCCTGCCCCCAGTCGTGCCGTCTTGCACGATAAAGAAACAACCGCCTTGGCCAGCAACCATGTTCGTTGGATTGGCAAGTGTTCTATTACCGTCAAGCGTCACAGTAAAGAAGTTGCCTGTCGCAAAGTCAGGCGTAATTGTTGCCCCATCGGTCAGCGTCTGAATGCCGCTAAATGCAGCCGAAACCTCTGAGCGCCCGTTGCTGTGAATCCGCAGCCGTTCAGTCGGTGTAGCACCATCGCTGCCATCGTTAACGCTAAAGATCAGGTCGCCCGCTTCATCATCTGCGGTGCCGTCGTGTGATGCCTGAATCTGCGCCAGCGTGCTGATCTCGCCGCCAGACTGCTCACCCTCAAAGATGATGCGCGACTCTCTGCCGCCCTCTGTGTCTTCCTCAGTGTTGTTCTTGAGCGTCAGGTAAGGCGTTGCCCCATCAATTTCAACCTGCGTGCCTGGGGCGGTCGTGCCGATGCCGAGCTGGCCCCCGCTATCAAGCACCATCCGAGCGGTCGGGCTTGCGCCGTCGTCGCCGTCATTAACGCGGAAGATGAGTTGCCCGTTTTGGTCGTCGGCTGTGCCGTCGTGGTGGGCCTCAATCTCGGCAAGGGTGCTGATCTCACCGCCTGATTGCTCGCCCTCAAAAACAAGCTTGCTTTCGCGCCCTGCCTCGGTGTCCTCCTCGGTGGTGTTGCGGATGGTGATGTATGGCGCGGTGCCGTGCAGCTCCAGCAGGGTGCCAGGCGCGTTGGTGCCAATACCAATGCTGTCAGCAGAGCCGTCTACAAAGAACAGGTTGGCGTTGGTGTCACCCTCAACGCGGAAATCCATTGAGGCGCCATCTTCATTGAAGACAATCGCGCCAGTACCAAACTCAGCACGCTCTACACCACCTGCAGACAGGTTGATGGTGTCAGCGGCGCTGCTATAGAAACCAGTGTTGGTGTCATCAGCAAAAGCCAAGCCAGGCGTGCCAACTGCACCGTCTTCAATCAGCAGGGTGCCATCTAGTTCGCGCAGCGTGATCCAGTCATCGTTTGCGCTATTTCTAATCTTCAGCTGGTTAGCAGTCGTGTCAGCCCACCACTGAAATGCAAAGGTTGTCCCAGGAGATGTAGCGCCCGAGTTGTTGCTAACGATTGCATCTAGGACGTTATTCAAGTCAGCACGAACAGCTGCACCAGTTCCGTTCGCAATATCGTAGTCGTGCTGGGCCATTACACAGCTTTTCCGAAACCAACTACAGAATAAGTGAAGTTGCGATCAATTGCCACGTCACTGCTGTTGTAGAAGGTGATCGTGAATCCTGACTTGGTGACATCAGTCACTTGGTAATAATCACCGCTTTGCATGTTCAGGGCTGTAATGCCAACGCTTGGCAGGTTGCTGTTTTCACCAAGCACAGCAGCAGTGCCAGTGAAGAAGGCTTTGTCAAAGGTAATTTCTTTAGCCCCTGCGCCACTTGCGATTGATCCGCCTGGCTGTTCAGTGCGACGCTGGAAAGTGGCCTCATAGCCAAGCTCATCAATAAGAATTGACTCTGCTACATCCTCACTGGTCAATACCGTACGGAATTGGAAGCCGCGAGCGCTAAACGTGCCGTTCACAAATTCTTGATAGCTAGTAAAGGTCGGTGCTACACCATCAAAATCAATATAGTCATCAACATTGCCTAAGCGTGTGCTAAGCGGCTCTTCTGATGTTGGCTCATCATTGGTGCTGCGCACTTGCAACACAGCATTAACTTGGTCAGCAACAGTACCGTCAAAGTCTGTATAGTCATCAACATTGCCAGCACGATCATCAAATAGGTCGCTAGGGAAATAACCGCGTGTTACAAAATGACGTTTCAAGTCAACGGAGAATTGAGCGCCAAGATCTAGGATTTGCGCAAATACATAATCGCCAGATTCTGCGATGTCACCAGAGAAATCAACAGAAGCTAAGTCATCAAAATCAGCAACATCATCAATGCGCTCAGTGCCAGTCAGAACAAGGGCATCAAGTTCAGCAAGATAAGCAGTGTTGTTGTTTGTGCCTTGGAATGGGGCAACGTCCTCATCTTCTCGTTGACTCTGCACAAGCAGGCTGCCCAAGGCATCGGGCAGGTCAATAATGACGCTGGTTGCGTTTTCGCTAAGTCGCCCACCGTCATCGGCAAATTTGACTAAAACTTCACCCTCAACAAGAGGAATAATTGCTTCTGTCTGTGAGCCTGCTTTCGCTTTAATTAAATCAACGCTGTTGGCCCAGGTAGCGCTGCCATCAGTCAGGCTGCTGTGGCGAATGTAAACGCGACCGCCAACTTTCACGTCTAGGTCAGTCGTTTCATCCCAGCGCAGGCGGCCAGAGTTGGCAGATGTTGCCTCAAATGTCAGATTCTGCGGGGATGCAGGCAGACTCAGCTTGCCCGTAATTGTCTTCGTAATTGTGCTAGGCGTAGAGCGCTTGCCAAGCGGATTGATTGCAACAAGGCGGAATGTAAACTTACCTGTTTCGTCTGTATTAAAAGCAAAGGAGTTGTAAGGAGTATCGCCAATCGTTTCATACGCCGAATTGTCGTCAGTTTTATAGCTGACTTGATACGCAGTGGCGCTAGCCACGTTTTTCCAAGAAATTGTTATTTCGTTGTGTACGCCATTGCCTAACTCAACAAGGCGCTCGCTAACACTCAGGGCGGTAGGCGCAGAAGGTGTTTCGTTGAGAAGGGTAATATCACGCGACTGCAGCTGCGTGCCGTCTTCAACATTGCTGTATTTGCTGGTGTTGTGCTCCAGCGCAATGATTGTGTAAAGCTCGCCCTCTTCAGTAACACTCAGTACACGGAACAGCTGTGCATTCAGGGTTGTTGTTTCAATCAGGAAGACAGTTTGATTAGCAGGCGTCTGGCTGAAGGCAGAGCTAATAGAAACAGATGTACCAGTGCTGTCAGCATCAATTGTGCGCTGCTCAACGCTGCCATCAGGCAAGACAACGCTGATTGTGTCGCCATCGCTAACGGTGATCGCAGAATCAATGGTGACAGTGGTGCCGCTTACGCTTGAAATGCGGCCCGCCTTGCGAGCACCAGCGCGAACGCTATCCATCACCTTGATGATCTGTCCAGGGCGCACAATCGCGCCATCAAGGCCGACCTTGAACGTGCAGGTCTGCGTCTCGTTCTGCTCTTGATACAGCAGCCACTTGCCAGCTCTGTTGGCCTGCCCGCGACTTGTGCAACCAAATGCAGCGGTGCGGATCTCAATAATTCCGTACTTGGCGATAGCGTCTTCATCAGACACATACTCAACTTGCTGCTCAAAGCCGCTGTCAGGGTCAACCCAAGTGACTAGCGCAACGGTGTGCCGCGCCTTGAGTGAGCTGCCTTCGTAGTTGAAGTTGCCCTCAATAACATTGGCGTTGGTGAATAGCGCTACAGGGTCGCTGGGGCGGTCCTGCGAAAATGCAATCTGCCCAGCTGACCAGTAGGCCATGCCACGGAAGATTGATGCAAAGTCTTGGATGACGTTGAACGCTTCATCGCGTGACTGCAGATAGACGTTGCAAAGGAATCTGGCCTCCTGCCCGCCAAGTCCATCGTCAACTAACTCATTGCAATACTTGCTGATCTCGTATAGAGACCATTTATCAATTTGCGAGCTTGTTACAAAGCGACCTAATCCGTAACGAGAAGATGTAATCAGATCACGCAAAATCCATGCGGGGTCAGCGCACCAGGCTGTTTGAAATGTGCCATCCCAGACGCCGCTATAGGTCAGCCTGCCGCTAGCGCTGTCAACAGTGGCATTGCTTGGGATTTGTACCTTGATGCCCTTAACGTCATAAGCCCGCGTCGGCACTGATTGAAACTGTGTTGCTTCAAATCGCAGGCCAACAACAGCTGACAGGGGATAGCGCAGCTTGCCGTCAATGATTTGCGTGAAGCTTGAAAACTGCAGCTGCCTAAAATTGGTGGTGCCATCGTGAGCGCCAGCTGTTCTCCTGAGGCGTATATTCCAAGGCGCAGATCCAGTCAGCTCAATGCGATGCGATCTTTCATACGCGCTAGTGCATTTACCGTTGACAGTCGCTTCTACTTCGGCTGTATAAGACCCACCACTAGGCTGAATATCAATGGCGTATTCCATTGTGGTCTTCTTCAGGCCGTTGCTGACAACAAACAGCTGAGGAATTGCGACCGTAACAATCAAGGCATCAGCGTCAGGATCAGTGATCGTGCGAACAACCGAATCACCGACATCGTTCCCAACTGATGCGCCGACGCTTGTTACAGATTCAGTGTTAGGGAAGCCTGAGATGTAACTCTGATCTTGCGTGCCAGCGCGAAACTCAAAGTTGTCATAGACAAAGTTGTCAGTACCATCTGCATTTCTGATAACAGTGTCATCTAGCAGAATTGATTTGCGACCATCGGCATCTACAAAGCCTTCAATCTCACCTTCGCTGATAAGATCAATAACTCTTACGCTTGACTTACTAAAAAGCGTATTCGCATCATCACTTGCCTGCGGAATAACAGGGGCGGCCTGCTGCACAACAACGGTTTGCTGTACAACGGGCGCGGGCCTTGGATTGCTCTTTTTCTTTTTGCCGCCACCAGCACCGACAATATATTTCTGCATTAGATGTCCTCTACGCTCAAGCCTGCTGATATAACCACGCTACCTACTCTCATGCGGCCATACAAAATAGGAACAGGGTTGCCTTGCGCTGTCAGGTTGACCGCACCGTTGAAAATATAAGAAGCGCGGTTGTCTGCAATCTCGTTGTTTTCTGGTGTAAATGAATCGCGAGCGCGTGCGCGACTGGGGCTAGTGGTGCCAAAGCTGCCAGGACTGTCGCTGATAGTGGGGGACAGGAGCTGCGCCGTACCGCCAAGGATCAGTGAAGTGCCGATATAGCCAACAGCGCTAGAAACACCCGCAGTCAAAAAGCCGCCTGCGCCTAAGCCAAGGAAGCCAGCGCCTGCAGGGCCAAGCAGAATTGCAGCTGCGATCAAGCCGATCCCTGCAAAGATCTTGCCGACGCCGCCACCTGCACCCTGCAGAACAGGAGTGATGCTGATCTCTTCAAGGCGGCCAGTAGGGTTGCCGATCTCATCTAGAGACTGCATTGGGTCTTTCCCGACATGCACCATGTAGCCAATGCCCCGTTCACCAGCTGCAGATAATTCCTGCTGAAAACCTTCGTAATTAGCAGAAAGCGCTCTGATTGCCTCTGCAGGTGTATTTAGCTCGTAAACATGTACGCGGCCAAACTTCTTGCCCAACTCGCCACGCAGCACGATCTTTTTCATAGCCGACTCCTATGACGCAAGATGTGGGTGACATTTTTCATATAGTAACCGCTCAACAGGTCTCTGCTAGACAAGCGATTCCGCATGTGGTGCAAAATAATATCGTCGCCCAAATAAATAGCAACATGCGACGGCACAGGTGATTGCAGCTGCATCAACAACGCATCGCCATATTGCGGCTCTGATTCTGGGTCAACAGCAACAAAGTCTTCGTTTTCAAAATTATCAACAAACGTATTCAACCCCTTGTTCCACCACTCGCCCTTCCTTTCATAGTCAGACAGCTCAAGCTGCATATTCTCTTTGTACCAATCACGGGCCAGCGCATAACAATCAAGCGCCCCGTAGCACCACTCACGGCCCACCAGGGGGGCTTTATAGCCCGTGGGGGTGTAATGCTTCCAGTGGTCTACAGCAACGCCATAGATTGACCAGGGCAGGCCAGATGCCTCCATCGCCGCCATGTCAGCCATGCTTGCGTTGGGGTGGCAGTTGGGGTGCGAGTGAACAACAGCGACAATTTCGCCCGCATCATCAGCAGCTGCGTAGTCGTGCGGATCAAGCACAAATTGCTCTTCTTCAGTTGCAATGTTGTTGCATTTCCAGTACCGCTCACGGCCTTTAACAACAACAACCAACCCGCAAGACTCTCTAGGCGCTTCATCTTTGGCATGCGCCTCAGCAGCTGCCTGCGTAGCCTCGTTCATCCAATCAAACCAGCGCTAGGGAAGCCGCCATACGGCAACTCATTGGTAGCACCAAAACGGGCCTCGCAACCACTCAAGCGATGCGAACAAACATCATTGGCTTCCTCAGTCACAGGCTGATCGTTGATGTCAAAGTAATCAGTGCCCGTGTAGCCGCACCCTTCGCCGCGATAAGTCCAAGGGCAGATGTTTTGAATGATTTGCCTGCGAGGGAGCTTGACGCCCGCAACGTCAAATGTAGCCGCTAGCTCAAAGCTAACGATGTCACGGTTTTCAATGCTCTTACGGTCAATGATGTAAACCTCACGGGCAAACTCGGCATAAGGGTCAGCGTCTGGATTGGTGCCGCTTGTAAAGTTGACGGCATCAATGTATTTCTTTAGCGTCCTGATTCTTGTAACCGTTGCCCCTACAAGATCGTTGTAATCAACAACCAACGTGCTAACCAGGCTCAGGATATTGCTGATCGTAATTTGCGGGCGCGGCAGCTGGCCTTGGCCTTCATACTCAAACCCATTCGCTTCAATCGGGTAACGAGAATAACTATTGCTATTCCAAACGATGTCACCATCAATATCTTGATTCACTCCTGAGTGAAAGCGATAGATCTGATCTACGCCAATACTGCTAGCTGTGCCGTCAAGCTCAAACAGCTCAATCACAGCACTCGGCGCCAGCTTATTTAGCTCTTCCCCAACAGCACTTACGGCTTCCCATGTAGCAGTGCCGTCTTCAACGGTGATGCCACGAACAATTGGCCAAGGGCTTGGTTC